GTCATATACCTTACCTCTGACCTTGAGCTCTATAATGGCCTTATCGCTCTCACAATCGTAAGGACTGTAGGGATTCTCCGCTTCGTGTATATCTGTCTCTGATAGGAGCATTAGCTCTACCATAAGGTCTCTCTCTGCTTGCTTCATAGTACTGCGTTTATAGCGTCATTCTCATCTCCATCTGTCATCTGCATAAACTTCAACTCTACCTCTGAGGGCTTCTCGTCTAGCTTAGCTTTAAGGCTGTTAGCTATTCTTTTAGCGTCTCTAACTGCGTACCCTACTGACTTGTAGTCTAGCTCTAGCTGGTTAGTGTAGAAAACTGACTGTATTAAAGCCTCCGCTACAGCATTTAGCTCTTTGTTATCTGGCTTAGCCTCTAGCCACTTGGAGACAACTTCATTAGCTGCCTCCATAGCTGAATAGTACTTAATTGATTGGAAGTCCTTCATTAATAGGTGTTTTTGATTCTGCATCCACCGTCATACTCCTTCCACTGAGCTAAAGCTACTGTCATAGCAGCACAGGCTTCGTAGTTCTCGTCCTCCTCATAGTTCTCTAGGATGTATTCTAACATCTGTGGCTCTACACCTTGAGCTAGGCTTATATACGTGCTCTCTAGCACCATCTTGTACATAGGGTCGTTTTCTATATTCATATTACTGATTCTTTATGGTATTGTGATAAATCTATTAACTCGTCTATAAAAAAGGCTTCGTATAACTTGAGACACGCATCTAGCTTTAACTTACCAGATTCTAAGGTCTCTTGGCTAGCTTTGAAGATTCCGATATCTGTAGTAGTCTTATCTACTACCAGCCACCAGAAGTCAGGGACATTATACAGTTGAGTGTATAGATAGGCCTGTAGGTCATAGTCGTACTTTTGAACTGTAAAAGCAAACTGATTCTTTATAGTGCCATTCTTTAAGTCTACTGACTTTACTCCGTCGTTAGTTGTCTTAACGTCCGCTACGTACTGTCCAGCCTTATATATGTCAGCCTTAGCTCTAATAGGTAGGCCATTCATAAGCTCTATAGCTGGAACTTCTGTCTCAGCACCCTGTAAGAAACTGACAGCTCTGTCGTTCTGTAGAAACGCTGTACTGATTCTGTTATTCATATACTTCTCCTTAAGTGTAAAAGTATTAGCCTTGCCAGATTCCTCAACCGCTAGCTTCCACTTCTTAGTGTTTTTGCTACTAACGTCAACAAAGCTAAACGTGTCATACTTCTGAGGTTCTAGTATTTGAGCGTGTACAAGTCTACCGTCTCTCAGAGCTTGAGTCTCAGGGTCTGGCTTCCTTAACTTGTAGTCGAACCACTTGGGAGACTTTAATAGCCACTTAAGCGAACTATAGCTTAAGGCTCTCTCTAGTCCTAGGAACTGGTAGTAGAACGAGTCCTCTACCATATTGTCTAGGAGCTCTTTTTTATCGTATTCTTTATGGTCTAGTAGTTTCATATTAAAAGATTCCGAAGTCTCCAGATACTCCGTTGATTAAGTTATAGATTAATGCTAAGATTCCAGACGCTGCTAGAGCGAATAAACAAAACGATACTGTGTTTAATATATATTTCATAATAAAGTTATTTAAAAGTTATTTAAAAGCTCGTTGATTTCGTAGTCATAGACTCCGTAAGCGTCATCTATGTTATTGAGTGTGTTTATATAGTTGTTCATCGTGTTTGATTTAATTATTATTGTTTAACAGTACAAATATAAGCATAGTTTTGTAACTACCAAACTTTTACGACTATTTATATTGATTATAAATAAGAAAGCCCTCCGTTAAGAGGGCGATCTAGTTACTGAGGGTTTTCCTCTAGATGTTTCTGCAATAGAGCTAGAGCTCTCCAAGCGACCTTACCAGCGTGAAGGATGCCATCGTCATCCATAGGGTCTACTGAATGGTCTATTAAGTGTCTAACTAGAGCATCTGGCTCATCTTGAGACTTAGACCTGTCCCAGTGTAGCGGTTGGTCTGGATTATGCTGGTCATTCCCAACCTTACTAACATATCCTATGTACTTAACTGCGTCAGGAAAGTAAGATAAGACTCCAGAGAATACTGGCTGAGCTTTACGCTTTGCGTGTTTACTTAACACCTCCTCAGCCTCTACCTCCATCTCGTTAACATCAACTTTGCCGTGCCACTGGCTGAGCTCATTATAGTACTCAGCAACTTCATCAGTGGTCTTTTCCGTATAGCTATGACACTTATCACACATATTACAATACCATTAGTTCGTTGATTGCTGTGCGACCTCCTAACACTACAGCACAACCGATAGCTGGCTTCTTACCAGCCTTAGCATAAGCCATAGCGTACGCAGAGAAGTCAATACCACATCCGACCTGAGTCCCAAAGATACGGCTATTAGCTCCTACATAGTACTCCGTATAAGCTTGAGTGTGTAGGTGACCTTGAACTGTAGAACGCATATCTGCTCTAGCCTTTGTTCTAGCCGTTCCAGCTTCTCCGTGAATATAGTGCACACCGTCAATATCTACTGAGGTTACAAAGTTCCACTTCGGAGTCTCTAGTACTTCTTTGTACTCCTTAATCCACTTGGTAGGAACTGCTGAGCTCTGAGCTTTACGCATAATGATTCTATCGTGGTTACCAATAGTGACATCTGCAACTGGAAAACGGTGATACCAACGTCTAAGCCTATCGATAGCTAGTTCTAGCTCTTGAGAGCCTCCCATTCCGTTAGCGTCAGTCTCGTGATAGGAGCTGTAATGGTTGTCAATGACATCACCAATAAATACTACCTTATTGCAGTTATAACGCTCATAAACCTCTACACAGTGGTCGAAGTATGAGTCTAAGTCAAAGGGGGCGTGTAAGTCACCAATAACTAGAACTCGGCTCTCTTTTTGATTAAAGAACTCGAAGTTAATTTTTCTTTTACCTGATAATCGTGGTCTAATTTCTGACATATTTGTTTATATTTAAAGGGCAAACATACGGCAAATATTTGACATATGCAAGCCCTTTGTTAAAAAAATTAATTATACTTGAACTTCTTGTTAGATTTTAGAGCTTCCTTCTCGTCTATAATCTGAGAGACGTGATATAACTCTAGAGCTACTCTCTTGTACTTCTCTGGCTCTGACTCATTTTTTCCTGTAGAGTGTAACCATTGTAGTTTAGTAGCGAACTGGTCAGCAATTTTAGTTAGCTCTGTTAAGCTAAGCTTCTTTAACTTCTTAGTCGTTAGCTGCATCGTATATACGTTTAAGTTCTCTTACTAACCCAGCTACACAGGGCCCACAGGTGGAAACTACTCGCTTAGCGTTGAAGATGTTATTATAAATACGAACTAACTCCTTTTGCTCTGATGGCCTCACGGATGACCTAGTCTCTGCAAAATACTGACTTAAATAGCTGTAGTCGTCGTCTGACAAGTCATTCAGCTTTCTGTTAGGGAAAACCTTGTTTAGAGTTTCCTTTCTAGCTTTACATCCGCAGTCAGTATCTAGAACCTTAGCTACAGTATCAACTACAGCTTTAATACCAGTGGCCTCTGTGATTTTCTCAATAGTGTCACCTAGACCCTTGTCTGCAGCGTCTCCTAGTATATCCAGAACGACTGCTTTTTTAACTCTAAGCTTCTGTGCTATCTTACCAGCCTTAAAACCTTCCTCGTGTAATTCAAAAACCTTATTATTAATATCCATTTTCTTATTTATTATATATAGCTTGAGCGTGTGCGGTCATTCCGTCAGTAGCCTGAGCTAATAGTGAAACATTCATATCTTTATCTTTTAGAACCCTGTCCTCTGTTGGGTTGTTTATATTTATTTTGACTTTTACTAGCGTTTTTAGAGTGAACTCCTTTTCTTTTTCTTTTTGGCTTATCTAGTGAAGCCGTGTAGAATCCTGTTTTTCTAGCCATTGTAGTTTCCTTTTATATAATTAACGTAATCTTTGTACAGTTTATCTGCTATTATAAGCTTGCTCTTTTTTATTGATAGGTATATAGTTTGGATACCTAGACCACTCTCCTCAGCCAATACTCTGAACGACTTGCCAGTCTTTAAGTACTTTCTGAATAGTTCGTAGTCGAACCAATCTTCCGAGCTCTCTTTCAGTACCTCGTACATTTTAGTCTCAAGAGACTCTATAGCTTCTATACTGGGGTCGATCCCCTCGTCTATAAGCTCGAAGCAGTAGTCCATATCGTACTGGTCTCCTACGTGGTTGTACTTAGGCTCTCTAACTTTCTTAAGGTCATTGAATATAATAGACCGCAGTGTGAAAAACATATATCCCTTACTAGCCTTCTCTCCGTCTACTATCTTGTCATACAAATCGTCATACCTTAGTAGCTTAATATAAGCTTCCTGAACATAGTCCTCAGCGTAGTTTCTGACCTTAAAGTTGTTACCAGCTAAACTCTTAGCTGCGTCAATGAAGTCAGAGTGATGTACTGACAGTAATTCTATAGCTTTATACTTCGACATACCAATCTATTGTTAAAATTACAAATGCAAATCCTAACTGGTAGTGGTAACCAGTCACACCTTCCTCTATTTCGACCTCACCAAAAACAAAGCCAAACATTAAGCCTTTAACGAAGCTCACTCGTACTGCTGCATTCTCATTCGTTTGGTATACATATACCGCTAAGAATACAAGTATTAAAATTCCTAATGTTAACATTAAAACTCTAGTTTAGTATCTACTTTTACAGAGCCTTGTATCACAGGTACTCCAGCGACAGTGAATTGACAGTTAGCTGGCATCATTCTCATTGAGATAGGTGAGTCTAGGGGTGTTGGTCTACCGCCAGTCTCTGTCTCCTTTACCTTTACTACGTGAATGTCACTGTACATCCATCTCTCAGGATGCTGGGTATATCTGTGAATTGAGACTACATCGTCAGCACGGTTGCCCCACTTACCGCCTCCTTCAACGTCTGCCATAGAGCAAGGTTGAGGGAATCCAGCCATTTCGTGGTCTGATGGGTGCTTTCTACGTAGTGCCTCTGTAACGCCGTGACAGTTAAGCCACATAGATACGTTATTCTCTTTACAAAATAATCTAAACTCAGAAGCTATCTGGTAGTCATATTCGTGACCACCTACCGAGCGTAGTAGCTGAGGGTCTTTAGCTAGTGAGTTATAAGGGTCTACCAATAGCCCATCAAAGTCGAATACTTCTTTAATCTTTTTTGCTTCGCTCATTAATACTCGAGCTGTGTAGATTTTCTCTACTAGAATGATTTTGAAGTGTTCGTTGACCCATTCGAGCTCTGATTCAATTACTGAGTCTGGTAACTGTTGGATAGGCGTAGCTGTTTTGAACTCTATAAGCTTCCGTGCGATACTGTAGTCAGTATTCTCACTTGAGAAAATCAAGAATTTTAAGCCGTGTTTCATAGCGTACGCTACCAATAGATACAAGATGACAGTAGTCTTACCAGTGTTGGCGTGCCCTATACATATATTAAACGCACCCCTCTTAAATCTTAGCCACTCGTCAACCTCTGGGATGTTAAGACCTAGACCTTGTTCTATGCGGTCATACTTAACGTCCATTAATTTTTCTTTAAGGTTTTTTACTGTAGCTATCATAAAAGAGAGGTTTTAGTTTCGTTTAATACTTTGATTAGAATGGCAAGTCTGGTGTCTCACGTCCAGCTGTAGACTGCTCAGAAGCGACAGTTCCTTGCTCTACCTTATCCGCAACGTTGATGTTTCCATCTGTCCAGACGACTTTTCCGTTACCTACATAGACCTTCGCTTCTTTAGCTTCTCGCTGCTCTTTAGTTTGAGAGATAGACGCTGCTGCGTTCTGTCCATACTGGTTAGTGTCGTCGTTAATACTTACTGTAATGTTAGCCCAGCCTTTATCGTTGAACTGTATTTTGTCTTTATTAAGACCTAATGTTACTAATGTAGCCATTATATTAAGGGTTTATTATTATTATTATTATTATTAAACTAAACTTTGTGCAAGTTTCTTTTTAACGTCTGCACTTACGTCATACTTAGCCTCGATTTGCTCTATTGAACCACCGTCTTTAACGAACTGAACGGCTTTGACAAACGCGTCTGTATTAGCCTTTAATGCTGGCTTTCCCTTACCGTGGGTATTCGTAGCGTCAGCGTCTGCTGTGTCGTCAATTAGTAGAAGGTTTCCGAGTGCGTACTTTTTGCCGTAGCTAGAAGCAGAGCCGTACTGCTGAGCAGTGGCCATACCTTTCTGGTTTAAGTCAACTCCTACAATAGCTGTAGCTGAATGACCCATTCCAGACTCTACGTCAAATATAGTAGCTTCTGTCTTAATGACAGCGTCAGCCACTAGCTCCTCAGTTACTGAAAACATAACACCGTACTTAGCGTTGAATGGTTTTAGTGACTCTAGGATGTCCTCAGCAGAACGAAACTTGTAACCTCCGAACTTATTGGTTCGACTTTTAGCAACTTTTAGCTCTTGCTGAATTTTAGATAGTTTTTCTTTGATGTTCATATTTAGAATTATTATGATGCAAATATAAGTAAAATAAATTTACTGTGCAAGTTTTTTTTAAATTATTTTTAATTAAGGTTTTTTAAAAACCAATACATTTTGATGTACTTTAACTAACTTTTGTTTTTTCATATTATTATTAGCTCTCATAGCAGCAGTCCCTAAACCTTGAAGATATATAGCTTCGTTATAGAAATTCATTCCACAATTAGTAAAGGCTTTAATTGTGTCAGGAACAAAACCTAAGTAGTTTCCTTTTTTATCTCTAACCTCTCCAACAACAAAGCAAGCGTAACCACCACTTTTAAGTAACTTACAGCTTTTATCTATTATTTTACTATAATTTATTAAAAAGTTTTCGTAAGTCATATTTGAAATATCCCCTTCTAACTCACTGTATACCTCTAAATTAGCATAAGGAGGACAGGTGAAAACCATATCAAAACTCCTAGAGGAATTAGACAACAACTCGTTACTGTCACCAACCCACCAGAGAGGCTGATTGTCAGGAGCTAATATATCTCTAGCTTGTTCTCTGTTACATTCTACTTGTTCCTTAATTATATCGATACCACTATATTTGTATCCTAAATAGTTAGCAACAATACCACGAACCGAACCACCCGCAAAAGGGTCTAGTATTGTACCTCCGTCAGGACAAAACCACTTGTATAAGACCTCACATAGAGCTGGGTCAAATATACTTGTATAGCTTCCTTTTTTTTCGTTAGACCCTATAGAAAGTAGACTAGGATTCTTGCCGTCAATAGCTTTAAATCTATTATTGCTCTTTAAGTCCCTTCCTAGTTCGCTCTTTATTCCTAAAGATTTTAAGTGATTCATTCTAGACCTCCAACTCGCAGTCTTACTGTCTAACAAAGTGAAGGGTGGCTCTATAAACTTATCTCTTAAAGATATTCTTTCTTTCTTTTCTTTCATTTTATAATTGTTTAATTTTATTATTTATTTTAACTATACAAACATATGCATAATAAAGTTACTATGCAAGTTTTTCTTAAAAAAAATATTATTTTTTAATGAAGTCGTACAATTCCAGAGCTTCTAGTATGTAGCTCCAAGTCTTTAGGTCAGCATCTAACGAGCGTTTAGTGACCTGTAGAAGTTCCTCGTTTATCATAGTGACGCAGTGGCCTTCTATCTCACCTTCGTTTCTCTCTATTCGTCTTTTAGCCTCCTCTATGTTAGCTATAGCTTTATTATAAGCTCTCTCTCTGTAAACGTTTTTATCTGTTGTCATAATGGGTTTTATTTATAAGTAAAGCAAAGGCTCTAACTAGTATCGATACACAGAAGCTGGCTAGTATTCCAACTTGAAACAAGTCGACCCTGTCTACCATACAGAACAATACACCATACCAGAAAACGGCAGTGCAAACATCCCATACAAAAACCAAAAATACTATTAAAGACAAGTTGCTGTAAGCGAACTCTCTATATAGAAAGGAAGCCGTAGCTGTTGTGAATATTAGTGGTATTATGTAAGCGAAGCCTATTAGTAAGCTCATTGTTTTACTTTATTTAATACAAATGTACATAAATAAAACGAAACTACCAAATTAAAATGATTGTTTTTTCTTTATATCAGATAATTTCTCTTTATATATATCTATAAGGTATTGAAGATGAGTAGCATCAAACTTAGCGATCTTATGAGATTTTTGTACAAGCTCGTCAGCTTTATCTTGACCTAGAGCTTTGCCGTATTCATACTGTCTGCCGTTAAGGAATCTATTACAATATCTGTGCTGAAAATGTACGTTCTCCTCATCCCATCTAGTTGATAGGTGTCTACGACCTACAAAGTGACCAGCGTCTCCTTCTGCGTAGGGAGTTTCTCTACCGCAGTCTATACACTTACCAAAGCCAGTGTGATTATCTACATCACGTCTACGTATATACTCGCTAAATATCTTATCTAGCTTAGCTTTTAACGTCTTTACTTTTACCTTTCTAGCCATAACAAAAAAACCCAGCCACAAAAACCCCCTAAAGTGACTGGGCAAATAAAAACCTTAAGAGGGGTTCTTTATTTAAAAACAAGAAAAAATGTCTCTGACACATTGTCAGTAAAATAAATTAAAAAAATTGCAATATTGTCAAATATTTTTCGTAACTTTGCCTAAGTTTCTTAGATTTAACTTCAAACAAACCTAATTCGCTACATAAGAAGCTACCTTCATAGAAGTAGTGCCACTTAAGAAGTAGGTTTTAGTAGAAGTGTACTTTATAGAAGTTTTCTTTAACCTAGAAGTCGTCTAAGTTTCAGCGTATCACAGGGTGGCTATGCTCAAAAAAAAGAGCTAAGTTTTTTATTCACTTAACTCCTTCTGTTTT